GTAACAGGACCAGAAATTCTAATTGAACCACTGAATCCCCTTACACCATCAGGTTTGCTTTCTGATTCTTTGAAAGATTTTACAAATCCATCAAATTCCAATTTGCTTCCACTGACTGTTTCAATCACCCAACTTTCTATTGCTTGTGATTCTGCTAATGCAAACATTTTTTGCATGTTGGTTTCATCTTTGACAAAACCTGCAATTGCAACTTCACCTGCATCTTTTGCACCTGCAATAAATTCCTTGTAACCACCACTGGAATCAAGGGTTGTGACATCTATTTCATCACTGGAAATTCCAACTTCACCAATACTTGTCAGGTTTGCAATCAGTAAATCTGTTGCTTCTTCCCCTGACTTTACTTTGGTTAGTGTTGTGCCAATACTTTTTTCTGCTGACATAATAACTACGCTAATAAATAAAATCGGCTTGTTGTATGAAATAACCCATTAGGATCATTCACATCTGCACTGAATGTCATCACCCAATCGTGTGACCTCATTGCTTGTTCCAATGCAACCAACAAGGAACTGCATTGTGTTGAAGTCTTTGACCAAATATCAATCACAACTTCAACTGATTGATAACCAATTTGTTTTCCCAAATCCACTGTTGGTGTGTTCTCATTGATGTAAAAACTAAAACATGGAAATTCTGCACCTGTTTGTGGCAATCTTTGATATGCCACTGCACCATCAATCCCTGAAAGAATTGTCATGATGTCTTGTTTTGGTATGTAAAAATTATCCATGTGTTTTTTCCTTCAATTGTTTTGTCAAAAATGCTTTCATGCTTTGATTGATCCCCAACCTGTTTCGATCAAGTGCAGGGATCATGTATGGCTGACCATACATTCTGACACTTCCATCTTTGTTCACTGTTCCAAATTCAACATAAGATGCATATTCCAATGTGGTATATACAATCCCTGATTGATATTTCGGATACATCTTTCGATGAATACTTCGCATAAGTGTTCCCCCAACATAACCAGGTATTCCTGTGCTTTCTGGTGTTCCCACTGGTGCAAGGTCTTTCGCCATCCTTTGAACCTTGATCGTCGCTTCTGTGATTTCAGGCATCAAATCAATCCCTGAAATATCACCGAATTTTTTTATGCACTTGTCAAGGTTTGCAATTCTGATGACCATAATTGACCAACTAATAAGTAATGTGAATCAAATGTGAATGCCTTGATCAGCTTGAAAACCCTTCCATCATATTGAACAACAACACCTGCTTCAACAACTTCATCTGTTGTCAATGCAATGTCAATTTTGTCCATAATTCCAAAATCTTCCTGCACTTTTTCCAAATTTTCAATCCTGACATTTGCCAAAAATGTATCTGTTGTCCCATTGTTCAACAAATATGTGCCACCTTCGACATCTGTCATGACTTCCACATCCAAAACTTCAACAGTTTTGTCATAGAATGTATTTTTGATTGCGTTTTTGAAATCCTGTGTTATTTTCAACTATGGTAGGTATAACAAATTGATCTAATACTGAACTAATGCCAGCAAAAACTTCCTGATCTTTCACTGAATTGAAATGGCTTACCAATGCATCACCAAATGTGACACTTTGACCATTGTCTGACACACTTTTCACTTCTTTGTTGGTTGCTTCATTTTGTGCATTGATTGTCTTATACAATTGAACCACTGCCATTGCCAAAGGTCTTTCTAATTGACTTGGTATCGGGTATTTATCATAACCCTGCCAAAAATTCACATCTTCGGCATAATCAACCAAATCTTCTTCATAACCTTCAACCAACTGACTGCGGTTTGTATAAATCAACGCCCTATCAATGACCATCCCAACAACAAATGAAACAAAATCACCTTCTGCTTCTGCTAATGCAGGAAGAAGTGTTTCTGCGTATGTTGTTATTCTTGAATTGACTTCGTCCATTTTTGCTGGCTAACAATTACAATTTAAGCACTTTCCTCAACTTCACCCAATGTTGCCCATCTGATTAAGTCAGGCATAATTGCGGTTGTTCCAAAATCATAGAACAATCCAACACCAATATCACGAGATAATGGAATGACTGAATCATCATATGGATCAACTGCAACAGGTTGTGCAATAGATTCTTTCACCATACAAATTGCATCCTTTGTTTGTCTGAAATTACTGTGAATTTCAACATTCTTGAATGTCTTAATGTTCTGACCATTAGGATTTGGTAATGTGTGAATATAATCTTCTAATTCGTCATACCATTCTGGTGTTAGAGTAAGAACAATTAGTTCTCTTGGAACACCATCTACAAAATCATTCTTGGTTGTTTCTACTGCACGAATCAAAGCACTGACTTTCTTTGAAACGGTTGTTTCTGCTGAAACATCTGTTTCTGTTCCTGCACTTTCGGCTAATGCAAAAAATGCATTGTCAACTGTGCTGATCATTGAAAGTTTGTGTTTGTTTTTCTTTCTGCCTACAAGATCAGGAAGTCCAATTCTTGCAACATCTTTTTTGTTGTATTCTTCAACAATTTCTTTGTGCTGATCAAGATTGACAGTGTAGGTGGTCTTTTTCATTGAATCACCTGCACCTGCTGTTCTTGCTGTTCCATAAGTTCTCGAAACTGATGTTTCAAGTCTGTTGAACTCAACTGAACCTGCAAGTGGATCACCTGTGTAATCCTGTGCTTTTAGTTTGATTGATAATGCTTCTTTTTGAATGTCATCTGTAAGTAATGCATACTTTTCAGCTAACTTTGAAGCGGAATCATTTGATTCCTTAATGCTTTGTGCATCTGTTCTAGCCATGATCTAAAAAAATAATAAGTAAATAATTCTTAAAGAACACGAGTAACTTCTGGTTTACTTGTGTTGATTGAATTGTTACCAATTGCCTTTGGTGCTGAACCACCTTCCATCTTTTTGTCAACACCTGCCTGAATGGCTTTGTTGAACTTGTCAATGAAACTTTTTGCCCTGTCCATTGACATTTCTTTGTCAGGTATCACAAACCATTCTGCAAATTCCTTGTCCACACCATTTTCATCCAAATATTCTTTGACATCCAATGTGTTTTCACGAACTGCCAACTTGGTTGCATATTCAACATTTTCCTTTTGCTGTTTTGATAACATTTCCTTTTCCTTTTCTTCGGCTGATAATTTTGCCATTCGTTCAGCTTCCTTCCTTTCCTTTGCCAAAACATCCTGCATTTCTTTTCGCATTTTGTTCTGTTCTTCGGCAAGGCGTTTGCTGACTATTGCATCAACATCTGCTTGTTGAAAAGTTTTTTCACCATCAGTTTTGCCCTGTTTGTTCTGTTCATCTGATGTCTGATCAGCAGGTTTTTTGTTTTGGTCTTCCATTTGGAATGACTAAAAAATAAAATCGGTTTTACGCCCCTCGGCTTATAATATAATTATAGCTTTTTTATGTTCTGTTGCAAACAATAATTATTCACTTTCTTCCAATGACTTGATTTTTGCTTCCACTTCCCTTTCTGCTTCTGCAATTTCTTCTTTTGTCATGTCATCTGTAATTATTGGAATTTCACCCAATTCTGTGTCAAACATTGTTTCCCTTTTTTTGTTTTTCATTGTGTTATTTCATCAAAATATTTGAATAAATTTGGTGCATCTGTCCTGTTGCCTGTTCTATACATTGAATATGCTTCTGCAAACACTTCATCATTGCCTTTTGCATATCTGCGATAACTTCTGACCAATGATCTGTTTTTCCCATTTGCAAACACACTGTCACCTGCAAACACTTTTTTGACATCTTCAATTGATAACTTGCCCCAATTCTTTTCATCCAATCTTCTTTTCAATACCTGTAAAACTTCACCTTGATTTTCCTTTGCCCATTTCACAAAAACATCTGTGTGTTCCAATTTCTTCTTCCCAAAAACAACATCAAATCCATCAACCTGCCTGACAAAACCACCTTCTGCCTTTGAGCTTGAAATTGCATGACCAAATTCATGAAAAAACATTGGCTTTCTGTCACCTTCTGCACTTCTTTTTGCAAATTCAATCACCATGTCATTTTCCTTCCAATGTGCATTCGTCCTTGCACCCATTCTGACTGTGTTTGGATTGAATGTGATGTCCATTTCACCAATCAAATTCTTTTCCCAATCATTCAAAACTGCACCATGCACATCCAACTGCTTCATGTTTGTTTCAAATGTTGCAACCCTGTCTGCTTTGATTTGTTGATATTTGTCATATGTCATTGACTTGACTTCTTCCATCTTCTGTTTTGCTTCTTTGATCTTTGCTTCAATTTCAGGTGTGATGCTCAACCCCTGAATCTGTCTGTCAAAACTTTCTTTTGTGATCCATCCTTTTTCAACTTGATTGTTCAACAAATCCCTTTCCATGTCCCTTTTCAAAATATATTTATAATTCCTGATGACTGCATCTTCTTGACGCTTCTTGAATGCATCCAAACCTGCCTGTTGTTCGGGATTCAATGAAATTTGCTTCCCTGATGCCCCTAGAATCTGTGTTGATGTATTATCTGACCAACCCATCAACTTTGCTGTGTTCAAAATTGCAGGTTTCAACGGATCACTGTCAGGAACTTGAACAACCAACTTCCCCAATTGATCAATCAATTCCTTTCCTTTGTATTCCCTTGTGATTCTGTTCAAATCTGCATTGAAATCATGCACCTGTTTGTTTGGATTCATCTGTTTTGCCATTGCTTCCTTCCATCTTTCATTCACTGACTTTGTGTTCGTGTTATCTTTCAATGGGTCTTCTTCAACTGTTTTCTTCCATGCATTTGGTCGCAACCTTTTGAATTTCTTTTCCCCTTTCAATAATGGCATTGCTGTTGATCTGCAATTTGGATGCAATGGGGGATAATTCTTCCCAACCTGTGCATCTTCAACATTTACAACTTCCCCATCATGTTCCTGACAAATCCTTGATGTTCTTTTGTCCATCACTGCATAAAATTCATATTTTTCAATGCCATCTTCAACCATTGATTCCAATTCTGCTTGATTTTCAAAATAATTGCCTTCTGTTCTGACCAATCTTGTTGCATTGTATGTGCCAACATCAAACAAATCACGCAACATCCTTGCTGTCTTTTGATAACTTTGCCCCATTGTCAATGCACCACCAATAGTCTGCGGTAATACATCCTGAATCATATATCGCTGATTCTTGTCAAAAACACCACCAATGACTGCCTGAACCCTGCTTCCCAACACCCCAACATTGTCCCAAATCCTTTCTGAATAATTTTTCCCCTGCCAACTGTCCTGCAATAATCCTTTGATCACATCTTTGTTCAATGTGTGAAAACTTGGTGTGATTGAATTGCCAAATGCCAACTTCCTGCTTTCAATTGCATCCCTGTAAGTCTGATCAATGATGTCAATGTATGATTTGCCTGTGATTGTTGTTTCTTGTGGTGCAATTGATGCAATTTCCCAATAAATCTGTTGCTTCAATGCATCTAATCTGGAAAGTCTGTATATGTAGCGTTCATTATAAATCTGATCAACATTGAATCCCAATTTGATCATGTTTGCCTGAATACTTTTGAAAAAATTTGCCCTTTCTGTGCCATTCAAAATCATTGACAATTCATCAACTGATAATCCAACCCGCTTGGAATAATTTACATATATTGAATTGATCATGTCATTGATGTTTCGCAATGACTGTTCATACAACTTCACAACATCTTTGATTGCCTTGCTTCCAACATTTTCACTGTTGATCAATCTTCTTTCTGCTGTGCGTTGTGACCAATATTGAATGTTTTTTTCATTGTTTGTTGCCATTGTTTAGTTGATCTTGATTGTTCTGATTTTCTTCTGAACCATTTGCTTCACCTGTTCCATATGCTTTTGATTCTGCATTCATCTTTTCAACCAATTCCTGCCCTGCCAATTCAATTGTTTCTGATGCATCCCTGACAAATGACAACTGTGCAATCAATGTTTCCCTGTCAACCAAACCATTCAAATTGTTGATCATCTGTGATGTTTCAAAATCATTCTGTGGCAAATTACGCTTGAAAATGACATCAACATCCCAAATCTGCACTGGTGTCATTTTGCTGATCTTTGCCAAATATTCCTGATATAATCCAAACCTTTCTTTCAACCCTTTTTCAAACATTCTTTCCTTGTTGCTGACTGACTGTTCAAATGCAAGTAATTTGTATCTGATTGCTACACCTGAACTGTTGCCAACAAAATTTTCATCTGACAAATTAGGTGTCATGCTGATCTTGTGAATGTCATTTTCCAAAACCTTTCGCAATATATCGACATCTGCTTCTGCCAATGGTTTGCCCAAATATTCAACCCTGCTGTCAACTTTCAATCCTGCCATGAATCTGTCCCTTTTGATTTGTGCCAACTGATCTGTTGTCAATGTTGAACCAAAAATGGCAACAATTGCCTGAACAATCTGTTCTTTGTCATTCACCCTGTCTGATTGCAATAAATTATATGCATCAATCAATGATGTGACCTGCTCAAAATCACCCATTTCTTCAACATTGTTCCTGTATTCAACAATTGGAACTGAACTGAAAAAATGTGGCTTGAAATCAACCAATGCAATTTCACCCCTGCTTGTTGCATATTGATACACCCATGTTTTGTCATAAACCACAATTGCATCAAACTTGTCTGCATCCTTTGCATTCTTCTGATAAATAATCCCAAACATCTTTTTGTGATCAACTGTGTCATCATAAATAATCACACAATTCCTGACATCAATGTCCTTGCTGAACACCTGTTTGTTCACAATGTAAGACAATTCATACTGTTTCCCAAATATTGAACAATCCTTTGCAATCTCATGGTCAAGGTCTGAAATTGTTTGTTTTTTGTATTCATCCAAAACAACATCAATGTTCTGATCAACCAACTTCCCATTGCCACCATTCTTTGACATGATTTGATATTCAACAGGATTGCCCAACAAATAACCCGTGTTGATGTCTGTGATGTATTTTGCATGATTCACAACAATTTTGTTGTTTGAACCAAAACCACCATCTTCCCTTTCCAAAATCTTGTCATGCCTTCCCATATAATATGCTTCAAGGTCGTTATATCGTGAACGCCTTGTTTCATTGTATTTGATTGCTTCTTTTATCAATTCCACTGTGATTGATGAATCTGGTGATGTTGTGAACATAATTTTTTTGCTAAAAATTTGACTATAAACAAATTATAGCCAATTTTAGGAATAAAAGAAATATAATTGTTCAACATCCTTGATGTTCTGCAAACTATGGGATAATCGTTGAAGATTTTTTGTCAGCTGATGTTTTTGCGGGAATTTTTGATCAAAACCCTTGCCTGTTCTGAATGTGTTTTTTGCCTTATTTTCTGAACTATGGGATATTAGAACCCCAACTTCCTTCTGTTCAAAATCTGAATTTCACCTTCACCATTGATTTTTTCACTTAATGCATACCTGATTGCATCAATTGTGTGATTGTATGTGTCAACAGGATCATTTGTGTATTCACCTGTTTTTTTGTCCTTCTTCCATGTGTAATTTTCAAATTCTTCCCTTGTTTTGAAACACCTTTCATCAACAACAATCTTGTGTTGTTGCATCCATTGAATGCCCTGAATCACACTGTGTGGTCCTTTCTTGACTGCTTCAATTCTTGGTATTCCATACAACTGAATTTCATCAATTGACTTTTCTTCCTGTGAATCTGCAAAAATTCTTTCCTTTGACAAACCCAAATTGATGATTGCTTCTGCAATTTTGTTATTCAACAAATGTTCCTTCACATATTCACCTGTGATGAATATTGTTTTTTCTTCTTTATCATATCGGACATTGCTCAACGCTGATGGGTCATTGATATACCCAAAATCCAATCCATTCAATTGTTCCAAATGTGACACTTCCTTTTCTGAAATGATTCTGTATTCCACAACAGGAAAAACCAACTTGTCCAATGTTGCAAATTCACCCAATGCATAAATGCGATAATAGGCTGGGTTTCTGAATCGCAAATCCTCAATGTCCTGCTTTGATGCTTCATCCAAAAACCTGTTGTCTTTGTATGTTGAATGATAAATGATGCCACCATGTTCCTTAAATTCTCGTGGTCTGTTGTTTTCCCTGTCCCAAAAAAAGAAATTATATACCCAATTCAATTTGTGAATAGGATTGAACATCAATGCCATCTGCCTGAACTTGTGTTCCTTGTCCCTCAAACGCAACTTCAATTGCGTAAAATCTTCCAATGTAAATTCTGTCGCTTCTTCCAAAATGATGTCTGATACACCCTTGATTGACTTGATCTTTTCAGGATCATCCAACCCTTTGAACAAAAACATTGCCTTGTTTGGCAATGTGATTCTGAAATCTGATTTGTTCACTTCACAATATGGCAAAATCTTGAATTGTGCCAAAACATCCTGCATGTGTTCCCAACTTGAATCCCTGATTGACGCCCCAATCTTTCGCAAAATCAGCACCTTTCTTGGCTTCTTCCATCCCTTCATTGCCTTCCATGCATATTTCTGATAAACCCCATGTGATTTGCCTGATGATGCACCACCGTAAAAAACTTCCAATGGCGTTTCATACTTGTTCAGAATTGCTAATATCTGATCATTGAACAACTTCTTTGGATGTTTGACTTCAATTTCAATCATCTTCTTCTTCGCCAAGAACTAATTTGATTGGTGTGCCATCTGCATTGCCAATCATGTTCTTGTTTTGTGACAATGCATCCAATTCTTCCTTTGTTGCAAGTAACCTATACAATGCAATCCATCCACTTGGATTGTCACTGTTGAACATCTTTGCACGCAACCCCTTTTTCATGACTGTTTTCTGATTCACCAATGCTTCTGTGATGTTTGCCTGTTCATTGAACTTGTATTGATTGAATGTTGTTCTGCCAAATCCACATTCTGCCACACAATCATCCAAAAACACCAAATGACCTTCTTCAATCAACTTCACCAATATTTGTGAATAAACCTTCACATCATCTTCTGTCAAACCCCTTTTCCCAAATACCTTCCTGTCCAAATGTGACTTCCATGCCACAACACTTTCAGGATTGGTTATATCAAATTTCTTCAATTTGACTTCCTTGACCTTCACTGGCTTCGCAACTTTCCTTTGTTTTTCCCTTTTAGTCTTCATATTGTTCGGATAACAAAATTATTATCAATTATATTTATATCGTAACCCATTGAATGCAACCACTTTGCCAACTTGAAATGTGGCAATGCCTGTTGTCCCAAACCCAAATCCTTTGTCATCTTTTCATGAAATGCAAAATAATCACCTTCTTTGATGTTGTTTTCCAAATACTTCCTGATGTTGTCCACTTTTGCATTGATCGGCTTTGACATCATTTCATCAAATAAACCAATCCATTTCTGCACCAAATGGGCTTTGCCAAATTTCTTCCTGTAATCCCCTGTGGCATGTTGTTTTCTTATTTTTGACACATTGTCCATGTCCCTGTTCAACATTGCAACCCATTCATCCTTCTGAAATAATTCTGCCCTTTCATCTGCAATTTCTTTGAATGTGATTGCATCTGGCATGAACATTTTCACATTTGCGGTCATTGCTTCAACTGCACTGATGCAAAATGTTTCATGCTTTGATTCTGTCACACCAAAATCACAACTATGCAATAATTTGAAATAATCTTCCCTTGTTGCACAATCAACTGACTTTGCCCACTTGAATCTGCTGACAAATGATTCCCTTGTGCTTCCATATGTGACAAACATTTCAAAATCACCACCCCTTGCCTTCCATAATGCATCCAACTTCTGAAATGTGCTTTGATAATTCTTGTATGATTCCAACCTGTGATTGTAAATCAACTTTATTTTGCCACCCCTTGTGTCTTTTTGTTCAAAATCATCACCAATGACCATCAAAGGAATGTATTTGCCAATCAAATTGACATCACCAAACACCCCAACATCCTTGATTGTTTCTTCCAACATCTTCACTGAATATGCTGATGAAAACAAATTGAAATCTGTGATGATTGCACCAAGAATCTGCCTTAATGCAACAATTCTGTGATACATCAAACCACCCAATGACTTGTGCATGACATAATGATGTGTCGAACAAATAGGGACATCAAACAATGGTTCACTGAATGTGTTTTTCAACACATCTGTGACTTCAATCAAATTATTCCAAATCAAATGAACAGGATATTTCTTTGCAATCTTACTGAAAACCAAATAATTATTGTTGAACACACCATTGTTTCTGCTTTTCAACATTGGCACACCATACCAAATCACATTGCTGAAATTTGCCTGTGGTTTGACTGCCCCTGACTTATAGATTGGATAACTGATCACCCATGAATATTTGTCTGCTGGTAAACTTTCAATCAATGACCTGACAACACGCCAATTGCTGTCCTTTTCAACATCATCAACTGATAAATACCAATAGGCAAAAATGATCATGATTCTAAATATTCCAAAAGTAATTCATTGATGTTTTCAATGCTGTGCAACACAACAAACTGTTCCTTTGTCATTGTCGGCAACATCCTTTTCAATTTGATGTTGTCATCCAATTCAAAATCAAATCCTGATGCATTGTATAACTTGTCAAATTCCAAATATTCGTTTTGTGAATCAATACCAATGATGATGCATTCATTCTGATCAAACAACTTCCCATTCTTCAACACTGTCTGTTTGCCTTTGTAATTCATAACAATAATTGGATAAATAACATCAACATCTGTTTTGATGCCTTCCAATGCCATTGCTTCCTGTTTAGTTATGATTCTTGATTCCTTTTTCATTCAACCAATTGATAAAATTTTGCCAAAAATTCTGATCTGTTGCCTTATAAAAACAATGATCATATTGCTTCATGCTGATCAATGCATTCTTCACCAATCTTCCTGCTGAAATCCTGACTGACTTTGCATCTGACTTTGCATTTGCTGTGTGACCTGTCACAACATCCTTAAATTCAATATCAATATTGATCTTCACATCAACTTCTGGCAATTTGTCCACTGGCAATGTGTCCAAATTCAACCTGTTGTATGCTTTCAAAACATCTTCTTTTTTGTCCTGCACCACCCAAACTTCAACCTTTTGAATTTTGTTCTTCTTCAATGACTTCAACCTTTGATGTCCTGACAATAACATCAAATCATCATCAACAATCAAAGGATCAATCTGACCATATTTTGCCAAACTTCTTTCAATCCTTTTGTAATCTGTGAATCCAACTGTGCGATTGTTGGCGGGATTGACTTTCAAATCCTGCACATCAACCACACGCTTCACATATTGTTGTTTCATTTCTTTTTGCTGATTCTTTTGCCACCCCTTTTTGATGCTTTTTTGACAACTTCAACCCTTTTTGCTTCACTTTTTGATTGAACTTCTTCAACCTTCACTTCTTTCACTGCTTCTTCAACTTTTTCAGGTGTGTAAACTTCTACAACCTGAACAAATCCCAAACCAACCAATTGATCTGCCCTTGCTTTGGTGACTTCATAAACTTCACCAACTTTGACACTTCTGCCCAATTGAATGTCCTTGAAATTGCGGACAACCTTTACTTTGCAAATAGTTTTTCCCATTGCTGTATATTTCCTTTCGGATAAAAAATAAAATTATTAGGAATATTCAAAAATTTCTTCACATCAATACCTTTCATGCTCAATGGCACAAAATAACCATTCACACCTTCTTCCACTAATTCATGCAATGTTTCCAAATCTGTCACAATGCATGGCACTTTCATCTGCAATGCTTCTGCCACTGCATAACAAAATCCTTCATGATCTGATAATTGAACCAAATAATCTGCGTAAACCAACACACCTTTGACATCACTTGTCACCCCCCTGAAAACCACTTCTGGAAACTTTGCAAACATCTTCCTGACTTCATTGAAATATTGAACCCATGTTGTTGTTCCATATATGTCCCAAACAAATGCAATTCCTGCATCTTTGAACATCTGTGCCAACTTCAACATCCTGCCGAATCCCTTTTCTGTGCTGATTCTGCAATTTGTGACTAATCTGATCATTTTCTGTGAAGGCAATGTCATGTCATCATCAATTATATTAGGGATAACCACTGTTTCAACCCCAAATTTTCTTTCACAAACCTTTGCAACATGATTGCTGACACAAACATATTTCTGCACCTGTGGATTTTTCACCAATGCCAATTCATATTTTTCATAATCTGCATGAACCCATTGGAAATAGTCACCTGCCTTAATTTCTGATGGAATAACATGATTTGATGCATTCAAACAAATATCACATTCAATGACTTTTCCCCTTTCCCTTTGTTTTACATCTGCATATTCTGCCCATTTCAACAACAATTTGCTTCCATTTCCAATAAATTCATCAAATATGATGATCACTTTATAACCTCGCAATTTCTTCAACAAATTTGTGATTGCTGTTTCAATGCCACCAATTTCAGGAATTTTGTTGTGATAAATTACTAACTTTTTCATATATTTATTTTATCTTTTTTTGTTTCCTTTTGAAAGGGGGAAATGATAAATAAAGTTTTTCAAAATCATCAATCATCAACTTCATCATTGACTGCACATGCGGATTGTCCTTGAAATCATCAACTTTATATCGCCACAAATTCACCTTTGTTGCTAATTCTTCATTCAATTTTTCAATCTGGCTTTGTTTCTTCATCTTCTGTTTCTAAAATCTTAATTTTTCCCCTTGCCAATTTTGACAAATTGATGCCATCCCAATCCCTTGCTTCTGTGATGTATTTCTTTTTCAAACAAATGTCACATTCACCTTCATGCCATGTGCTGATTCTTCCTGCATATGGGTTATTTGAATATAATTTTGCACAATCACCACAAATCACATATGGCACTGCTGATAAAATTCTCATGATGGGCAATAAAATAATAAATAAAAACTAAACATTCAACCCTGCATCATCCAATGCTTCAACCATCTGCCACCAACTTTTGTCACAATCCGCTTCCCAACAATCCTGACACAAATCAAAATCACTTCCTGTTGAATCTTCTTCCCAAAATTCCTGTCTGCATTTTTTGCAAAACTTTGTTTCCATTCTAAAAAGGTAAATCATCAGGATCAATGACTGAATCTGCATTTTGTGCTTCCACTGGTGCTTCATCAGGCAATGGTGCATCTTCAACACCCTTTTTGTTATACCTTGCAATCAAAATCACATCTGTTGCAATGACTTCTGTTTTCCAATGCTTCACACCATCTTTTTCCCATGATCTTGTTGCCAATCTGCCTTCAACCAAAACCCTTGTCCCCTTTTCAAATCTTTCCCCTGCCATTTCTGCCATCTTTCCCCATAAAACAACACTGTGAAATTCAGGTTCTTTCTTCCATTCATCTGAATCTTTGACCTTGTATGATCTTGATGTTGCAATTGAAATTTGTGTGACTGCTGTGCCTGTTTTTGTTGCCTTCAATTCTGGCTTCTGTGTAACATTGCCCAAAATTTGAACCTTGTTGATGTCTGAAAATATTCCCATTTGATAAATAATAAAAAATTAGATAAATAATTGCTTCAATGAATCAATCAATCTTTCAACTGATGATAAATTTTCCCTGAATGTGTCTTTGACTTCAAATGTGACATATGCTTCCACAAAATGACTTTTGCATTGTGGACATTCTTTCAATTCTGCTGTGTCGTAATAATCAATATCTGTTGAACCAACACCTTTTTGCTTGTATTGATGCATTTGAACCATACATTTTGGACAAACCATGCTTGTGACCTTAAAAAATAAATCTTTGAATATTATCAACATCAACTGAATATTCTGTTGATGCTTCAAAATCTTCTTTGCTCATTGGCTTGTCAATGTCTGTTGCTTCTTCAACTGCTGATTTGATGTTGATTGCTGTCAAAACAATCATCAACATTTCATCATCCAACTTCATTTTCCTATCTTTCGGATAACACAAACCCAAACAACCATCCAATCTGCCTTCATCAATCATCCTGTGTAAAACTGAACGCTTGTGTTTGACTGCTTTTGATAATCTTCCCATGTTTGAAATAATAAAATAAAATTATTTAGTTTGATCTTTCTTGATTTTGCATAAAATTTCCAATTCTGCTGAACTGACCACCCAATCCAACGAACCCCACCAAAGAACATCCAAATGACTGAATAATCTTATATAACCGTCCAATGTCAAATCCATGTTCAAATCCTGAATTTCTTCCTTGCCCATTTGTTTCACCAAATAATTGTGCAACCAAATGTGATCTGAACCCCTGCCCAAAACCAACTTGTCTTTCACCCTTGCTTTTTCAGTTATACAATAACCAACTTCAAAACACCTGAATCCTGAATCATGAACATACCTGTTTGGCTTAATATATGCAAATGCATTGTGTTCCTTCAATTCTTTCAACCAATCAATTGTTGTGTTTGTTGTTTCCATCATTTGATTTTCTTAATGTGTAAATGTTGCCTGTATTTTCTTTGAACAACAAATGATGTTTCCTTCCAACCAACAATCTGTTTGTGCATGATGTCTGTTCTGTAATCAACTGACAATGCCAAAAACCAATTTGCAACCCTTGTCATCAGCACTGCCGATCTAACAAAAATCACCCCAATAAAATGCATAATTTTGTGTTTCATATGAATGTGCCTTGTTCTTCAAAATTAAGATATTGAACAACATATTGTTTGTTTTCATCTAAAAACTGCGACACACCTTTGACTGCATGAATTGTCCCCTGTTCCAAAATCTTCACATCCTGACCACGCTTTGCAACCCTGATTGGAATGATTTTCTTTCCTGTCAAAAATTCATTCACCCTTTCCAAATTCAAACCCCATGAACCCTTGCCTGTTGGCTTGTAAATCATCCCTGCACCAAACAAAATCCAATCACCCCACCTTGCTGTTTCTGTTTCTGATCTCAAAACCTGTGCAATTTCTTTTCTTTTGAACTCATGTTTGCCTGATTGCTTGGCAATGATGTAAATTCTGAACAATGCCTGAACCATTGTTTTGACCAATGCAACTTCATGATAGTTGATTGTCTGTCCACAATGCGGACAAATTTCCCTGTTGACTGACTGCATGTTGATAAAATAATAAATAAATTAAGTGCACTTCCAACATTTCCAATTCCTGATGTTCCAAATGGAAGCCCTTGAAACACCAAATTTCTTTGCTAACACCGAATCCTTTTTCTTACTTCTTCTGATAAATAAAACTTCCTTTGTTTTCAATTTTGCCTTGTAACAACCTTCACCACTGTTTCTTGAAATATCAATCAGGTATTTTCGTGCATGTGCCATATTTTCTTGATGTGTTACCCATTCCAAATTCTCAACACAATTGTCTTTTTTGTTCCCATTCTTGTGATTCACTGTCAAATCCGACACCCCCAAAAATGTTTCCGCGACCAACCTATGAATCCTGCGTTTCTTCCAATTCCCATCTTTATACAATCTGACAACCAAATATCCTGATGATTCAACTGGTGACAAAATCTTTTCCTTTGAAATATATCTTGCCCCATTTGAACCAACAATCCTTTCTCTTGCCAAACTCTTAACCCTGCCCAAATTACTGATCTGATACCTACCATCAAATCCAAATATATTTTTCCATTTTTCCATATTTTTTATATATAACCTTCCCTAAATACTAACACCATTGGCAAATTAGTCAAATTCTTTTATAAACCACCAAACACTATCTGTCCATGTCGTGCAGGCACTAGCACAATACTT